TCTGGTTCTGGAAACGCTCAATCTTTCCAATAAGGCCGATTTCAAGCTGCTTGAGTGCTTCGCCTGACAGGTTGCCGCTAGTCGTTACACCGTAAATCGGCGTTTGCGTAACCTGGCTTAGTTGCTGCGCTCCCTTCTCAATTTCTGCGTCGATCTCATCCTGTGACATGCCAAGCAGTACACCGATGCGGCGCATGTACATTTCTTCGTATTTCGGTGTTTTCTCGATAAGGTTTGCGAGTGCCGTGATGCGCTCGTTGACGTTCAGGATTTCTGGCGACTTCCAGACAACATGCACATCATCAACCTGCGGGGCGTTGCCTTGTGTGTTGTCGATTGCGTTTTGCATCTCTGCCGTAAGCTGTAGCAGGTTTACAATCGCATCCGTGTTCTGGTTCTGGAAACGCTCAATCTTTCCAATAAGGCCGATTTCAAGCTGCTTGAGTGCTTCGCCTGACAGGTTGCCGCTAGTCGTTACACCGTAAATCGGCGTTTGCGTAACCTGGCTTAGTTGCTGCGCTCCCTTCTCAATTTTTGCGTCAAACTGTCCGACTTTCGCCGCCTTCAACATCTCGATCTGTTCTGGTGACGGGTCGGTAACAATGTTCCCGCTGCTATCTTTTAGTACAAGACCAATCAACGCGCCCGGCATGATTGCATCCGGGTCAATCTCAAAGCCGATGGAATAGCCCAATTTGTACGCTGCATAAGCGCTGGCGACTACCTGGTCTTGCTGTACGCTGTTGATTACATTATTTAGCGGTACGGCGCTGCGTAGCTCGCTCTCACCGTATGCAGTGTAATTATCAAGCTGGTTCGTAAATACTTCGATGGGCAGGCGGTCAAGCGGGAATACAACACGGTTGCCAGCTTCGATGCCTGCTGTCGCGTCAATGTTCTCAGGCTCAACAGTTGCGCCGCCTTCGCTGCCTGTCCAGTAGCTTATCTCATTCGGCGTAAAGACGACAATTTTCATCAACGCCTGAGATGGGCCGTTATCGTCTGAAATGTCAGAGTTATCAGCAACGCTCCACATCTTGCAGGCCCAGACAGGCGCATTGTCAATTCCTGCGCGGATGACGACCATCCCGCTAAAACCGTCATACGCCGGTTCACTGCTCCAGCGCATTGTTTCAGGGTCTACGAGTACATAGCTGTCACCGTCTCGTATCGCGCCGCGATACCAGGTTGATTGGACCGCCTGAAAACGGTTGCGCTTCAGCGTATCAGAAATCCACATATCAACGGTTTCGTCTTCGCTCGCTATCGTTTCAACTTCGATCCGGCCCGCCATCTTGTCTACAACGACCTTGCAGTAGTTCACGTTCAGGTCATTCAGGTCTGCACCGTCATCAGTCAGGCGCAAAAGACGCTTCGTTTCGCTCTGCATCTTTGCGTTATGGTCGCCGCGCTCATACTTGCGATAAACAGCGACGCGGTTGCCGCGTGTATAGATTGCGTTTCTCCAACTGTTCCGCGCATCAATTTCCAGCGCGAGTTGCGGCGCGGTTCTCTCAAGTGCATCAACGATTAGCCAAGAATTATCAGGCATAATATCTATCTCCTATAGTTTGTCACAGTTGCGCGCGGGTTGATCTGTGCGCGTTGTTTTCCTATTCCGTCAAGATGCGCGATGAAGTATCTGAAATCATCGCAAGCGTGGTCATCTTCCTTGATTGGCGTATCTTGCTTTTTATCGCTCCAACGATAACCGGGCAACTCGTCAATCAACCAAGTCGGCTTTTTTGCTTCTTTCAAGTCTCTATCAACTTCGACCAATGCGCCACGCATAAAAAAAACACGGTTCTCTTTCAGCCTTACCTTACACCCTTCAATACCTGGCATAACAGATTTAAATGCAGGTGTAGTCCTTATGCCTAGATGCCGCTCAAGCGTTGCACGGTCTTCTGCGTCATGGTCTGTTATCCATGCTTCTATTCTGCGCTTCCCAACAATGGCGCGAATGTCTTTCGCATGGTCTTCTACAAGTCGCTTTGTGCGGTAAATCTGCTTATAAAGATAGGCAATTCCATCGTGGTCAACGTACCAAAGTGACGCGGTGAATGGGTTAGTGAAACCAAAGTCAATTGACATAAAATAACGCCCAGAGATAGGCGGCTCAAAGTCGTCTATCAGGTGCGTTGAAAAGTTATACTCTGTATATATCGCGCCTTCTGCGCTTGTCCATTTTCCGTATAAAAGACGGTCTTTGCGCACACCTGTCAGGCTTTCAAGGATTGACATTGTGCGCTTGCCCTGTGGCGTGATTTCGCCGGTCTCAGGGTCGTACAGAGTCGGGTTATCTTTGTGCTTTGACTGAATGAATGTTAGCGCACCACTTTCGGCGCGTAGCTTTAGCGGGTGCTGTGCGTGGCTAGGGTTTGCGTCGCCTATCAATTGTGGATGCGGTATCACGCTGCCGCGCCCCGTCGTGCGTGTGGTAAGCGTTTCCCAATCATCGGCTGTTAGGTCTTCGGCCTGGTTGACGTATATCATATCGCGCTCGGATGATAGCACTTTGCTTGCCTTATCAAGACCAGCCACCCACACACGCGAGCCATTGGGATAGTCATACCATTGCGGCTTTTCTCCACCGTAAGCGGTGACGGGCGAACCGTCAATAACTTTCTCGAATGTCTGCAAAACAGTTCCGTATAAGGATGCCTGCGTTTTCCTTGCGATCACTATCTGCGCTTTTGGATACTTACTTGCTACAATGTGAACCTTCCAACACGCGGCAATCGTTTTGCCGGTTTCCGCCGGGCCGTGCAGCACGCACTCCGGATCATGATTATACATAAACTCACGCGCACCGCCGTACGGTGTATATGTTGCTTCTTTCGGGTCAACGCTCTTGAGTGTGTACATCAAACCTTATCAGTATCAAGGCCCAATCCGATAACGCCTATCTTTTCCCCGCCGCTTGTGATGTCTGTCTTTTGCGCGGCAGAGTACCCGAACCGATCCATTACAGAGTTCTGTACCTGCAACGCGCCGCGATGGTCTTTCGCCTGCAACGCCATCAGATAAAGGTCATTATATCTCGCCTGGGCCTTTGCTATCTCGGTTTCTGTGTCTGTTTTGTTGTCTTCGATGATGCGAGCGGTTGCCTTTGTTATATAATCTTCAACTTGTCTCGTCTTGACATTCCAGCCGCTTTCCGCACTATAACGCAGTATTTTAGACCTTGACGCGCCCTTAAGCAGCAACTCGGCGACCTTCGTCACCCGCTCGTCAAGCTCTGCTTTCGTTATGCGTGCCATTATTCAATCCGTTCGATTTCAAGATGCGGAAACGCGGTAGCCATGCGTTCGAGTGTTGTCGCGCACCACTTCGGCTCTTTTTCAACACATCTAGCAAGTCTTGATAAATTCTCGCAAGACACAATGGTTGTGCCAGAACCAGAAAATGTATCCAATACAATGTCACTGTGTTTTGTGCTGTTTCCTATCAGTATCTCAAATAACTCAACGGGCTTCATGGTTGGGTGGTCTTTAGACTTAGATGGTCTGTCAACATCTATAACGCTTCTAGCTGAAGTTCCATAAAAAGAGTGATTTGTTCCTTTCCATGTGTACAATATTGGCTCGTGCTGGTATTGATAATCTAACCTCCCCATAGAAAAGGTTGGAGAGTTTTTTCTCCATATTAGCTGGTGTAGTCTTTTGTTCCACTCCGCTCGAATCATCATCATCATCATCATCATCATCATATCGCCGCCCTGCGGTGAAAAGCAATAACAAACTGCTCCATTCCTGGAGAAGTCAAACGCATTCTTGAACGCTGGTTTCCAAATCGTCTCTGCGGCTGTGTTAGTGTCCAATTCATCACCGTCAATGTCGTCTTCCAGACGATTGCTCCGAGCAATCGTCTGGAGCGCCCTATTTTTTGCGCCATAATCAACGGCATAAGGCGGGTCTGTTATATACAAATCAGCCTTCTCCACACCCATCACCCTATCAACCACCGCCTTATCAGTGCAGTCACCACAAATAAGCCTGTGATCTCCGATGCGAAACAGGTCGCCCGTCTGCACGCCCCACTTTTCGCGCAACTCTTCCGCGCGGTCAATCTGCGGCTCTGCGTCGGCGCTTTCAGGTTCAAGCAGTTTCATGTCAACGAGTTCCCGCTCATTGAAGAAATCGTCCAA